CCCATCCATCATTGCGGACACGTTATCGATCTTGTCTTCGTTCCTCTTCTTGAGGAGTTTCCGGTTACCGTTAGTGTCTTCCAGAGTGATGGTGTTACCCATAGCAAACTGCATGAGTACCTCATCAAACATAAGCATGCGACGCTCACTCAGAATCTTCAGCTCGCCAAGAGGAACGGACTCAGTCCGAGCGCCCTGAATAACCTTCTCGATTCCGAAAGGACCATTCTCGCCAACCCAACGCTCAACAAACTCTTTAGCGTTATACGGGTCGTAGCCGAAAGCACGAACATCATACTCCATACGGATAATATGATCATCGAGATCCTGGTAGACTTCCATCATGTCGAGGACTGTGCCCTCGAGAACGATGAGACTACCCTCCTTGATGAATTCGTCATACTTCATACGCATAGCCCCGGGGAGCTTCATGAGTGTAAGAGACGTAATATAACTTCGAGTCTTGATACCAAAGGGACGGACATACTTCATCTGTCCCTGAGCATCGATGATTTCTTCACGAAGCGGAAAGAGGAAGGTGAATGCACAGAAGTCATCACCCTGTGAAAGGTCAGCACCCATAGCGCAAGGCATCTTACGGAAATTATGCTGACGATGCGGTTCAGTTTCCTCATAAGTGAAGAAGTACGTGTAACCTTCCATCGGAATACCGAATCGCTTAGCCAGAATATCGTTACGAGAAGCAGGAGCCTGCTCCATCCTTTCGACATCCAGCTGATACGTTTCGTAGGTCACCGTCTTGTCTAGATTCGGCTGAGCCTTAACCCACATACGTGGTTCGGCAACTTCTTCAATGGTGTCCAATTTGTAATGCCAGATGGAGACGTGAGGGTTGTAGTAATCACCCTTCAGGATCTTAGCTAGTTCCATTTTGATCGTGTCACCCGAACCGTTACGAACGGTACCTTCGGAGCTGATCGCAATGATGATCCAGTCATCAAGCTTGGTTGCGCCCTGTTCAATGGCGCCGACAACATCCTCTCGAATGTCACCAGAGAGCCACTCATCCACGGTGGAAACCTTGGGTCGAAGACCCTGAAGTTTGTCCACATTCATTGGGCGGATTTCAAGCTTGGACCCCGTAAGAAAGTTTTCAATACCCTTCTTGGTTGAGGCAAGTTTGACTCGATTAGCACGGGAGCCAGTAGTGTTCTGCAATGAGCCCTCAGTGAGGAACTTAAACAGGGGGCCACGAGCACGAGTGATAGCTGTCCTGATAGGGGACATCACTTCGTCAGCCTGCTTCATGGTAGGAGCAGTCGTGATCTGATCGGAAGTGGAGGTATCAATATTAAGAAAGTAGGCCTGCAGACAGGAGGCATACATAGACTTAGCTGAACCACGAGCAACGATTAGGTACTGCTTTCGAACCAATCGCTTCTTGATCAGCTTAGTTACGTAACTTCCGCCATGATTGTCAGGCGTGGGCACGTACACACTTCGAGGCTCATAGTAATACCACCCAAAAATCGACTCAGCCCAAAGCTTGAACGTGTCGAGAAGGTGGAGATCTGTGCCATCGGTAAGTGTCAGTTCGTTTTCACAGAACTTGATAAACCCGTTGATGCCATTGGCATCGTAGTAGAAATTCGGATTGGCGATGAGCTCATCGATGCGATTCATCTCCAGAGCAATTTCCTTACATACGGGAATCTCGCCGCGAAGTACTGCGTCACGGAATCGACCGTAATATATGGGTGTCGCTTTGTTGGAGAGGCCCATCGCCAATCCTCCTTTCTATTCTAGAATTACTTTTTCTTCTTGTCTTCTTTGGCGGGACGGTTAGTAACCATCCTAACCTCGTTGCTATCGTAGAGCTTGTAGATTGCTTGCGCAGTCTTAGCAACAGCCAGAATACCCTTGACTGCTTTATGGCCCTTTTCGAACTTTTCCACAGCCTGCTTGGCTTTAGATTTATCCGGAGCGGATTTACCCTCAGTCAAATCTTTATACTGAGTTTCCATCTGCATCCGATTGATTCGCTGTCGAAGCTCAGTGTCAGACATGCGCTTAATATGCTTTGGGCGCAGGTCAGTAACGCCTTTTGCAGGCGGAGGATCCTTAGCTGGATTCTTCGCAAAAGGTGTTGCTTTACTTGTCGAAGAAGATTTCGAAGAAGATTTAGCACTCCGCTTACCCCACTTCATCCCAGGGATGCCATAGTGGGCTAGGGTATGATCGCCGTGATCTGCGATTCGCGCCATCGTACTCCTTCCGTATGAACATTGAGACGCCACTCAATTTCAGTTGCTGAGTTTTTCATGGCGTCTAGGGTGAATGAGTTAGCCGGAGGATCAAAGATCATCCTAACTTTCAGGTACATGTAAGACTTGACAGCCTCAATGGTGTTACCTGCTGTATACTCGCTCCATGTTTTCGTGTTGTCAATAATTGAGAAGCCCGCTTCTGGACCAACCCCAATTTGCTGCAACGTGAAGAACATTGAGTTAATATGCGTGATGATGTCGATGTCGAAAGCGGTGTAATCCCAGTCGAACCCGAGCATCTTCTTTGTTGTATCCAAAATGCTGTCAGGCACTTGGGTTGGCTCGGCCACTTAAGCACCTCCGCTTATGTTAATGGGCGTGAATACAAACTTCACAAGCTCAATCATCGTGACGATGAAGCCTATGAGATATGTGGCAAGAACTCCAAGGATTAGACCGATGACGGCCAGAAGCAGCAGGTACAGGATGAAGTGATCCTCGATTAGCCGCGTATGCATTAGCTGAACCGACGGTTAACTTCAGCCTGTACTGCAGCATAGCTGCCGCCAAGTCGAGCCTTACGAGTAGCGCCAGAACCGTACTCGCCACGGATAACCGCATCGGCAAGGGCACTGATGTTAGGGCCCTGAGCGAAAGCAGGAGCACCAACAAGACGGCGATTGATCTCATTTTGAACAGCGTCGAAGTTTCCGCCAAGACGGGCACGACGATCATCACCATTACCGTACTCACCACGGAGAACGGCATCAGCAAGCTGAGCGATGTTGACTCCCTGAGGAGCTACGCCGCCACCACCAAGACGGCTGTTGATTTCGGCCTGAACCGCAGCATAGTTCTTACCAAGAGACGCTGCACGCTGATCGCCATTGCCATGAGCACCAGCAAGAACCTCGTCAGCAAGCTGAGCGATGGACTTAGGTGCTGAAGCAACAGGACCGACACCGAAGCGACGATTAACCTCAGCCTGAACCGCAGCATAGTTTCCGCCAAGAGAACGCTGACGTGCCTCTCCGGAGCCATGGAGACCAGCAAGTACTTCATCAGCGAGCTGCCAAATGGACTTGCCCTCAACGGAAGGTGTTGCCGGAACAGAGGTGGGTACAGTGGCGCTACCAGTGAAGTGGCCCTGAGCCGTGTTACGGATCAGACCCATTCGAGCCCAGATGAATCCACCGGGGCAAGCGGTCTGTGACCACTGGCGGTGACCCTGGTAGTTGCCCTCAGAAATGCCGCCCCAGTTGTAACGCTTGGCAACATCAGCAAGAAGACGCTGGATAGCATCGAGCGCCTTGTTGGAAATCTGCCAAGAATCTGGGTGGCTGTCATCGCCATGGGCTCGGGCCGAGATGTTCTGAACTTCAATCGTGATCGCCGGAGCATCTGCTTCGAATGATCCTGAAGTCCAGGGACGGTATTCCTCAGGGACCTGACCATAGATCGTCCCATCGGAATAGATGATGTAAGTCGCAGAAGCGGCCTGAGTGGGGTTAAGCAGACGAGCATCGCCGCCAGCAAGCCCCGCCCAGTGGTGCTGCAGAAGTCGGGAAACCGGGCGACCGTTACGGGAAGAGAACTTGTTGTGGTGCGCTACTGTTCCCGAAATAAGGGGTGAAAAAGTCATGACATTCTCCTTAGTGGATTACCAAAGTTTGGTATCCCCAGGACGACGCTCAATTAAAACTTTCGTTAAAAGAGACGCATCACCATAGTGGATAGCATTATGGGTTTTGTGTGTAGTGGATATGAGATACTCAGGATCGAGTATACTTTCGTCGCCATGGATAATATCGTCAGGAGACATCGGATTCATGTGATGAACCGTGATCTGCTCTCCTCTAATTTCATACCCATCGGCGCCCAGATCATTACCAAAGTCTCTCGAGATAACATGATCTCGAACTTGCTTCCACTGTCGTGATGTGTAGAAGCGCTGGTTGTGATAACGCTCATAACCAAACGTGAAATCTCCGACTACGCCCTTAAGCCTTAGGTAATCGTATCGCTCCATGAAGGTGTCAAACCTCCGCAATTCGGAATAGGTTCTAACCCTCATCGTCATCGACCTCTTGGCCGGAATATGCACGCATAGCGCGGATGGCGCCTTCATACAATTCTTCGACGCGAGCGGCAGAGGCCATGCCTTCAACCTTGGCTCGGAGAAGAGCGTTTTCTTCCTCAAGCTTCTTTCGCTCAAGTCGCTCTCGAGGCGTACCCATCTTAAGATAGTGGGTGATTACCTGGGCGGACGCGGAGCCTTCTAGCATTTGCTTCTCAGCCACGTCAAAGGCGAGTGAGATAAGTTGCCTCTCACGGGCTTCTGGAGTCCTAGCGGCAGGCCGTCTAGGCTTATCGGGCTCAGCTGGCTTTCGCGAGATCGCCATTCAGTAATCACCTCCTATTGTTTGTGGTATGTATGATGGGTGTAGCGTTAGTCCTTAAATACGACTCGAGTCTTTCCGCCGTGACCATGAATGATCTCAACGTCCTCGACTGAAGAATACACGGCAGTAGATGCTGTTCCTGTCGCCCAGCGCATAGCTACCGTACCATCAGGAAAAACGATCCCGTTAGCAACAATGCCTGTTCCTGAAATACCTGTTTGATCTTCATCTCGCTGTAAAACAAAAAGTTTAGACATGTGTTACTCCTTAATGGTTAGTGCTTGTTGCCAGTAATCGAGCAGTTTTCAGGCAAAGAGTCAAAAAGTGATGAACAGTCTAAGCAGCGTGACCGACGGTAACCTGCCTGAATTATCTCATCGCCATGGATGCAGAACACTCTTGTGTGCGGACATCTTCGCATGATGCGGCGCTTGAAATATGCAATCATGCTTTAGGCGTACCAGGTATTGGTGCGAACCCAACCATCGCGGCAACCATGAACCCAGTACTCGTAAAAATTACAACCTGACTGGTAACACCAGCGCTCACCATTCATAGCGGTGTAACACTTACTATAGGTAACTGCTTCGGCCTTTTGGGTATCGAATGCAAACGGGGTTGCTGAGATCGCAGAGCCGCTGAGTGCAAGAGCTGCTGCGGCTCCGAGAATGGCAACCTGCTTCTTAAACTTGTTCATTGTGGTCCCCCTAAAATTTGTGTATGAATAACTATGATCGGACACCAGGCCGTCTTCTCGGTGCACTAACACCTTGGGGGAGAAGACTTTCGCTTTGAATACCCCGGCGACTCAAAGTGAGCGGGACTGGTGCCCGGTCGTAGTCATTCATAAAAAAGGTGTCTACCGGGTCTCCATGAAAGAGCACCAGTTCTCTACCACCGCGAAGTGGCTCTTGAAAGGAGAAAGGATGATGAGTCCCTTGATTGTGAGAACTGGTACTCTATCGTGGAGACCCGGTAGACTTGTGTGCTCTATCGAGCTAGTTACTACAGGGACCTGTGGGGTTCCTGAGGCTTGTGGTGCAGTTTAAGTCAGAAAAAAAGGAAGTGGCTGGTGTGACTGGTCAAAAAGTGATGCTGTGTGATCTGACTTAGTCAAACTTTTAAGGCTTGTGAACCCGAGTAATCTCGGTATGCTTTGAAATATGCGGAGACATCTGCCACAGGTGTACCCCTTCGAGCTGCACGCCAAACTCTCGCTGGGAGAAGAAGTATGCCTTGACGATTCCGAAGTACTTTCGGCTTGTGGTTTCATCCACCTCACCATTAAGTTTTCGATCAGCAATTGTGACCATGACGAGTTCACCAATGTCGTCTAGCTTTGCTCCGGGAACCCGGGGATCCAAGTCGCTCATGTGTTACTCCTATGGTTAGGGTATTACTATGTTGGGGTATTTGGTTGGTCAGAAAAAAATGAAGTGCGATCTGCTTAGGGGAACTCTAGGCCTTGGGCCATTGCGCCGTGCCTTCGAAAGGATGTTTAGCTGATATGCCTCTGAAGAACTAGAGGTCCAATGAGCAGATCGCACTTCAGGTTTTGTAAAGCTAAAGATCTAAAGGAAACTATCTACATGGAGTAGGCGCGTAGCGTCGCCTCGTTCTTAAGTTCCAAGAAGACTAAGTCTTTCCGATCTACAGAATTTAATGATCGGCTTAGCCAGTTGACTTCCTAGCAGCACTGTAAGGACATGCCCTTGTACCTGCTCGGAACCTCCACAAAGATAGTTTCTTTTAGATCTTTAGCTCATGAAAAATGTTACTGCTCTTCGAATGTGAGCAGGTACTGCTTTCCCTGAAGAAAGTTCTCAGCTACCGGGTCGATGACTGTCATGCTTACCGAAAGAGCTGGTGTGTACTTGGCCCATTCTTTGTTAAGCTTGTCATCGTAGTCGGCGGAGAAGTTCAACTGGGTTTGACCGTTGCTGGGCTCACCTTTGGAATACAAAGTGACTGCCGCAGTTGTCTTGGGCATAGGATGCGACATGTGAGACCGTTCGTTAGTCCTGCTTTGCAAGCAGGAAAGTGGATTGTTTGTCCAAAATTTCCCTCCGGGGATATTTTGGGG